GCCGAAATGGCTTCTCCGTTGTCTCCAATAATATCATCAAAGCCAATGATATAAGTGAGATCAATACCACGTGGGGCAACAAAGCCTCGGGCGATTGCTGCTGCTTTGGCTGCTTGATTAACAGCACTGGCGCCGATAGCACGCATCTTAGGTGCTTGCCCTGCGTTTACCGCACGAGCAAGAATAGAACCAACACTTTGTGGGTTACTACTTCCTGAGACCTTTAAGATATCGTCAATAGGTGTATGTAGTTCTTGTGACATTGTAGGACTCCTGATAGAACAAGTTATTTATGTTGTTCACAAAGTTTAGGAGTAGTTTGCTTCCTTTAAGAGTTCAATCAGGTCATCTAAGCGCATCACAACGTACGATTCACCCAATGCTTTTTCCCCTTTACCTTTCCTCTTCACAACCAATGCAGGAACAGCGTCATTCAAACGCTTTGCTTGCTCTACAGTGTCATTAAGCCATCCACTGATGTTGAAGGACTTGTCATTTTTACATTGCACACAGACTTTGCGTTGAGTATCTGGTCGTTGAATACCGTGCAGGTCTCCAGCGTCTAGACCACCTGCAAGGGCTGTCCTATGTGTATTAGGAAAACCATTAGCAATGAAGTGATCCCGAACCAAGACCTCATAAGAGGTTCCTTTGGCTTTATTCTTGTTGCCCATTAGTAAAGTTCCATTCCCAGTCTTCGTAGTGTGACAAGACATTAGCAATTTCGTAAAGGAAAGATGGCTCAAAGTTAACTTGCACTCTGCCTTTTCCTTCTCTTATAACGTCAGCCATGAGGCGGACAGTTTCACTTAGTGGTATCTCGTGTTCAGTCATACTTACTCCGTGTACTCAGTAATGATTAAGTAACCTGTTTTTGTACAATGTTTGTGAGGCATGTTCTTTACGTCTTTACGAACAAGGACACGCTGTAGCCAACGGTCTGTGCCATCATAACGGGCTTGAAAAGGTTTACGCCCATGCACAGTTGTAGCATTATCAATGATGAGAAGGTCACCTGTTTGAAGAATGATTTCTTTGGTGTGCTTTTCAATGGCTTCATTTAGTTCTTCCAAAGCCGCTACAGCATCTTTCCAAAGACCCACCATGACGGCTTTGTCATACTTTAATTGATGTGTACCATCTGGACGTTCGTATAGAACAGCAAGATCTCTTGGTTGATCTGGTTCTCCGTTAGTTCTAAAACTCTCATCAACCGACGTCCGAAACCATGGTTGTTTAAGTACGTGTATGCAATTGTCACTTAGATCAGGAATGATGTCTTCTATGTCGGCATAAGTAGTTGCAGCAGTGGGGTCACCTCGTAAACACAAAAGCAAAACAAAGTCTGGAAGATAGGGATGGAAGCATGACTCAGTGTGCAAATCTAAGTTGACTTTAGAGGATGTGGATATCTGTGAATACTCAGTCTTTTGATTTGGAAGAATGTTATGAACAATATTGCCCTGTTGTTCTTGTAGGTACCCAACAGGGTGACCAAGAACATGTGCAATGTTATAAAGAAGTTCATGAGTTGTAGGTGTAACCGAATCCGATAACACAGGCACCAAAGGCGTTGGGGGGATGTGCCCAAGGTATTGATGTTGAAGAAGGGCAATGGTCATGGGAGGTAACGGGCTTGACGGCGCTCTTGTGGAGCCACACTGATACGTCTACTAAGTTCTCGGGAGAGCACTTGGGCGCTTCGCTCACATCTTTCAAATACTGAATCCACCATCTTGCGGTAAGCACGAGTAGTGAGGTGTGCTTCTTGCTGTTCAATTACACGAGGGTCTACGTCACGGCGTGCTTTAGCAAGTGTGACGGTGTCACCTTTAGCGTTATCTCCCCATTGACCAATGAGTATCTGTGCTTCAATGATTCGGCAGTTGTTGGCTTGGCGCTCTTCGTCAATCTCTGCTGTAACTAATTCGGCTTTAGCGTAAGACACCCACGCCATGAGTTCCCCGTAAAGGGACATAAGTTCAGCGTCGGATAACTCGTCCAGGTACTCGGGTAACTGTGGGATCTCCGATGTCGGGCGTGGTGGCAGTGTGAACTTCTTGCTGAACTGCGCTTGCGCTGTCGTTTGTGATTGTGTCGGTGTTGTCTGCGTCAGTGGCTCTGGTCGTGTTATCGTTCGTGTTGTCATTGTCTTCCTTCCAGCATGTCTTTTTGTGTGGGCATGTCTTGCATGTTTTGTGGTCTGAATCGTTCACCCATGCAGGACGCATTGGTGGGATAGATGAATCTAGCGCCTTGGTAACCGTTTCGCAAGCAGTCAAGATCGGGTCTACCAACTCTTGTTGGAACTGCACTACAAACTCTTTTACGTCTTGCGTGGCTTTCCATTCATAGATAAAAACCATGGTGTGTATGCCCGTGCAGTACATGTAAAGCATGGCTTGTCGGACATGGGATGGGAAGGGTTGCCTAATGCGCTTCCACATCTCATCGGGGTTGCCATCAGCATCTTTAAAGATGTCATAACTTTCGTAGCGCACGGTGCCAGCGCCCACGCTCTTTAGTTCAATCAAGAATGGTGGCTCTTTGCCTGTATCTACAATGCCGTCAGCATGTCCAAGGATCCGATGGTGCTCATTGGTAACGGGCACTTCACGATATAGCGGATACGGTATACCGCAACTTGGGCAGGCTTTAGGGGAGGTGTCTTCCCACTTGTGATTACACACAGTGCTTGAGCACTGCCACAAACCTTTAAGAAAACCTAAATCCTTAATCCAGTTCTGCCACTTGGAGTGGATGGAATGACCTTCAGCAAATACGTTTAAACGCTGAAAGCCAAACTTGTCTTCAATGCCTTTGTAACCTTTGATGGTGTACCAAGAGGAGCGTGGGCACCAATCTTTCTTAGAGATTTCACTAGGGTGTAGATGCAGAGTGTCACGGTTGGAATCAAGGCGTTGTTGAATAAGTAAACCTTGTACAAGAGGTACAACTTTACCTTTAGCAGTAAGTGCTTTCTTGTACTCTTGCAAGTGCCATGGAGTTTCAGACATCGTTTAAACCACTCATTTCTAGGAAGTCATCTTCAGTAAGAACGACATAGCGGCGGTTATGTAAGTCAAACTGTAATACAGGAAGCCTATCTTCCAGAATGGCACGCTCAATGAGTTCTGCAAGGTCTTTGTGCTTAAGAGTTATCTGAGTTTCGTTAGTCGTAAATTTGTTTTCAATGAGGATGTCAGCAGTGCGAACGTCATTCTTACGAAGCCAACCTGACCCTGAACCAGCGTTGCGTGATCCTTTGTAGGACTTGGCAGAGCGTTGCTCTTGGCGCTTGGACTTCTTGTTGATCGCTTTGCGGTCTGTGCTGTCCCCACCAAAGATCACGCCAAGCCAAACTTCTCAAAGACTGCTTTAGTAATGCCTTCACGAAGGGCTGTATCTTCTCGCACTGCCTGTAGGACTGCGTCCTTACCTTGCCAACGCTGTTCTCCATAAGAGTAGTAAGCGCCTGCACGAGTAATCAAGTCGTATGCAATAGCGATGTTCACAACGTCTTTTGTAGTGTCAAAATCACCACGATCAAAACCTTGCGTTGGAGCAAAGTAGTAATCCACAACAGCCACTTGCTGAGGTCGGTAGGTCTTGTTCTTAATGGTGCGAGCCTTGATGGTCTGACCTACGGTCTCATCTTTGGTTTTAATCCACTCGTCACGCTTTACTTCTACACGAGTGAAGTAATGGAAGTTCTTAGCCTTGCCACCTGGAGTCGTACGGTTGTCTCCGTACATCACACCAATCTTTTCACGCCACTGGTTAATCATCAAGCCTGTGCACTCTCGTTCATCATGGATCAAGGAGCGCTTTTGTGCTTTAGAGGACTTGCGAAAGAACTTACCTGTGAGGCGAGCACCTAAGCCAACAGTGAACTCTTCCATCATTTTCTCTGACTCATCACCAGGAACTAGGGCTGGAAGTGAGTCAATGACAATAAGATCTACAGCACGGTTGTCTAGGGTCTTGATAACAAGATCGTAAACATGTTCCATGATGTTGGACTCAACAACCCACAAACGATCAAGGTCTACACCAAGGGACTTGGCGTAGTCAGGGACGTACTCTTCAGCAGCAACCCAAAGAGCGCAGAAGTCAGGATTGATTGCTTGGTTAGCCGCAATGGTCTTGTACGCAAGAGCGGTCTTACCTGATGACTCTTCTCCAATGATTTCACTCCATTGGTTAGCAGGCCATCCACCACCGAGCATCAAGTCAAAAGCAAGAATGCCTGATGTGATGCGTGGCATTTCTTGGCGAACATCACTTCCTTTTACGATATGCCCATCGCCATACTTCTTGTTCATGGCATTGATAATGGATCTGAGGCTCTCGTAATCTGACATTTAAACGCTCCAACTTGATTGATCGGCTTGTCCGTACTTACCATTCCAGCCACATTCAAAACAACGTGGTGCTGGCTGTGCCCCGTTGATCATACTGTTTGAACCACGTCCCACACGACTAAAAACGTTTTTACTTCCACATTCTGGGCACGCCATGTTTCCTTCTTTACGTGCGGCTTCTCCGCCTTTCCAAAGTCTGATGGCATCACCCATTCCAATTTGTTCCGTTGGTTGGCGTTGCGGATCAAGTAGTGCTTGTCGCTCGCCCTCTTGCAATGGTCTATGTGGTTGCGCCTCAGGTGCAGCAAACCGCAAGGCTGGAGCAGTCGGAGGTGTTGCGTATGTGCGTTCAGGAGTTGGTCGTTCTCCTGCAATCTTTTTTGCCCACCAATCACTCATAGTCGTCTCCTTCTAGTTCAAACTGATCCAACATAAGTAGGATCTTTTCTGACTCAATTAATTTATTTAGCAAAGCCATTCCAAAAACAGTGAACACCGAAATGATCTCTTCTTTAGGGGATATTAGTTTATCGGACTTCTCTAGAAAATCAGCAAACCAATGTGAACCTTCAGTGATCTCGCTGTAGACCTCGGTAGCCATTAGAACACCCCAGCGTGACATGACATCAGCAAGTTCTATGTCTTCAACGTCCATTGATGGTGGTGAGAACCCCATTTGATGTGCGTAAGTTTGTCCTTCAGAAACTGAAAGCATCAAATAGAAGTTGCGCCGATCAATATCGGTCATCACTTGGCGTCTGCCCAGTTGTGTGCAACATTGCATGACACTCGTAAAGGAACTCCACGAAGTATTACTCCGTCTCCCATGGCTGTTATAAATTGCGGCATAATTATCTCCCAAGACTCTTCTGGTACTGCGGTCACGATTTCGTCGTGAACCTGAAGCAACATCTTAGTACCAGTTCCTTCTAAGGCTTTTTCAATGTCAATCATGGCTATCTTGCAGATATCTGCGGCACTACCCTGCACCACGGCATTAATAGCCTGCCTCTCGGCTCTGGAGCGCTTCTCATCGTCCAAAGACTTAATATCGGGGAGACGGCGCCTACGACCTGTCAGGGTCTTTACGTAGCCCTTACCACGGGCTTGAGAGATAACGTGGCGCTTCCATTGAGTTAGTCCCGAGAACTGCTCGTAATAGCGGTTGATCATGTACTTAGCCCGCTCCTCGGTGATGCCCGTGGTGCGAGATAACTTCTGATAGCCACCGCCGTAGGCAGTGAGGAAGTTAACGCCTTTACCAATTTGGCGCTCGTCACTAGTGACTTCTTCTACGGGCTTTCCAAACAAAAGAGCGGCGGCACCAGCATGAATGTCAATGTCATTGTTAAAGATGTGGATTAGTTCGGGGTCTTTAGAGAACATAGCCATAACACGAAGTTCAATTTGGTCGTAGTCAGCAACCATCAAGGTATACCCATCAGGGGCAGTGAAGAGGCTTCGGATACTGGAGTCTCGTGGGATGTTCTGTAGGTTTGGGTTAGAAGCAGACAAGCGACCAGTGGCAGTCCGATGTAAGTGAAATGAAGGATGCAAGCGTCCATTAGTCAACTTTGGTAGCAACCCGTCTACATAAGTTGTTTTAAGTTTCTGCGTTTCAGACCAATCCAAGAGCAGGGTGATTGCAGGATGCTTTGATTCCAGCCGATGCAATGATTCTTCATCTACCGAAGGAGCGCCACCTTTAGTTTCTTTAAACGGCTTCAAGCCCAAGCCACCTTCACGCTTTTTGTTAAACAAGAAAGCCTGCTTGTGTTTTGTGGAGTCAGGGTTAAATCCAATAGGTGCGTACTGAGATAGCGCAAGCAAGGTGTCTCGCATCTTGCCGTCTAACTCTGTTCCGAGGTGCTTGAGGCGCTGAGAGTCAACTGGGATACCTTCGTTCTCCATCTGCATAAGCACACGAAGCACTTTGGAATCTTGTTCTACAACTCGGGTGAGGTCATCTTGGCTTTTGATGTACCCAGCCAAGCGCTCGTAAAGCATCCATGTCCAGCGTGCGTCTAAGTGCACATAGCGTGCAGCCATATCAAAAGGAACAGTGTCAATAATCTTACCCAACTTACCTTCGCTGGCGTATGGATTTAGATTGTCGTAGTTGTGCTTAATTAAGTTCTCTAATGAATAAGACATCAGGTTTTCATTAATGGCGTGCTGAAGCAACATGGTGTCCCGATAGGGGCCTGGTGGAACTTCGCCGTAGTACTTGCTAATGGAGCGAGCATCAAACTTTACGTTGTGCCCAATCTTAATAAGGTCACTAAAAAAGAGGGGCTTTAAAGCCTCAAAGACAGCAGAACGAGAAAGTTGTGTTGGTGGCTCCTCGTAAACAGCAGGAATAAAGTAGCGAGCCTTTGCCGTGGACTCTTGCCCACTCTTTAGGATCTTGCGGTAGCCCTCGGGTGGTGTGGTTGTACCGTCACCAACTTCTTCGGGAGTAACTAGTAGTCCTTGGCTATGCCCCATAGGGATTGCCCAAGAAGTTCCTGTTGTAGCAATGCCAATCCAAAAAACTTCGTTACGGAGAGGATCTAAGGCGAGCATCTTAAGGTAATCGCCCTCTACCTTTTCCCGTGCGTTACGTGAAATATCAGGAGAAGGGTTCTTTAATTTGGCAATGTGCTTTTTCCAGTCCTTCTCAATGTGCTCAAGCACATCGGGATGGCGAGAAAGGATGCCACGAGACTCAATGTCAAAGGCGAAAGCACCAGCCTCTTGGCAAGTTGTGATGATGGTTTGTATCTCATCAAGGGTAGACACAACACGGGGCGCTGGGCGCCCCGTGAGTGCTTCAGTAATGTGTGTCACGGCTTAGTTGTCGTAGCCGAGTTCTTCTGATGCGATCTGCATCAAGTCACGCTTAGTTGGGACTTGGATAATGTCCTCGTTGTAAGCAGTCTCATTGAACTCAATGGCTTCTGCCTCGGTAAGAGCGGACAAGTTCCATTCTTCAAGATCAGCGGCTTTCACCATCTGAAGAAGTGTGGATGAAGTGGCGCCCTTGCCTGTGCGAGAGATCGCCCAGTAGTGCTTGTCCAAAGGACCTGTGCGCTCCGAGTTGTGAAAGTTCTTCAACTGGTCAATAACACGAGGACCAACTTCCAAGGAACGAAGCGCTGGGGCTTCGCCTTCGGTAAGGAGGGCAACGTTGAAAGCGTGGCGCTTGGATGGACGGTTGCCTGCTTTGCATAGTGGGCAATCTTCACCAAGGCAAACAAATGACTTCTGACCTGAGCGCTCCAACCAGTGTTGACCGTAGGAAGCGTATGGGGCATCACCAATGAACTTGATGATCTGAGTCTCTTCGCTCAACTTAAGGCGAACGGCGTAATCGGTGCCACCAGTCTTAACGGAGTCAACACCGCTCCACCCACTGCGAACTACCTTGCGGGCTTTTGGTGCAGTCTCACCGTCTTCTTCAAGCACGATTGATGGGCGTGGCTTGCGTGTAACTTCTGTGTTCCCAGTTGCTGCGGAAGGCTTCTTTCGCAATACTGGTTGGAATTCTTGCTCGTCGTCTTCAAATTCGTTGAATGGCATGTTTGTTTTTTCCTTTGTTCTGTGTGTTTATTTTGGATAGTTGTTTGCTGTGTACTTTGCGAAGCCGACCCAGTCTGCGTTAGCAGTGTCTAGAGCGAAATCGTTTATTGCTTGGATTAGGAACTCTACCTGC